AACACGCCATCCACGTCTTTCTCGTGCATCTCGTTAACCATTGAAAGCCTACCCTCGCGCATGAATTTGAACACGATTTTCTTAATGGTTTCAGCGTTGAAAACAACGTAGTATTCTTCGCCTGTTTTTGACCGTCTAAAGATTGGCAAGTCGGCAACCATTAGCGCGCCCGACACTATGCGCTTTTCTTCGCTTTGGATTTTGAACGCTTGCCCGTGTTTTTGAAATGCAAGCCATTCGCGTTTAATTGCAGGGTCGTCCACAAAGGATATTTTTTCAACCCTTGTTTCATCATCCAACTCGTCAATAGTCATTTCGATTATTTTGTTTTCCATTGCCTTAGTTTTTACCCACCTCCAAAAGTGGACTGTGATTCTATTTGGTTAATGTTTGCTTGCGACCCTGTTATTTGCGTTTCAACTACATAGGCTTGCACTGGCTGTAGTTCAGCTTGCTGCGTGTTGCCTAATTGCGTTGTGTTGGTTGTAACTGGAGAGAATGATGGTGCGGATGTTGCGCCAATGCTGGATGCGGTTGGAGTAGATACCGACCCCCCACCTGGTGCGCTTGAAAGTATAGCGGTTGCCTGCGCTACTGAAGCTAAAACGGTTGCAATAGATGTAGCAATAAATAATGGAGTAGCCACAAATGCACCTGGTCCTGTTGCTGTTGCCGAAGTAGTTGCGCCTGCTATGGCTTCCGATATTGACATTGCCGTGTTGATAGCTAATTGACCGATTGCAAAGGCTTTAGATGCAGCCGTTTGTTCACCTTGCGCAGTTGTGATAAGTTGCCCTATTGCACCAAGCCCATTAGCTACTTGCCCAGCAACCATAAGCCGCGCTTGTTTTACTTTCTTTTCTTCTTCTACCTTTTTGGCGTTGGCATCCTGTTGAACTTTAAGTAAATCGGCTTCTAATTTCTCGGCATCAGATAATTGTTTTTGATTAAACGCAGCAGTCAAATCATTTCTGATAACCATTTGCTCTTGCTCATACAGTAAGCTTGCTGCCTCTGCTTGGTCAAGTATTAACTCCCTATCCCCCTGCTGTTGAAGTATGGCCGCGTTTACAGCTTGAAATTTTAATTTTTCCGCTTCTAAAGCCCTATCAATATCTAATTGTAGTTGCTCCTCAGCTGTAACCGCTAATCGCTCCGCTGTATATTCAGCTATTGTAACAGCATTTTCAGCTTGCTTTTCAGCTATTTTATAATTGCTTTCTGCTATAGCTGCCTTTTCTTCTGCTAATTTTCTTTCAGCTTCTAGTTCTGCTTCCTTTTGTTCTTTTAGTCTAGCTAACCTTGCAGCATCCCGTTCCCTATCCTTGCCTTCCTGTTCATTTTTTAAGCCTTGTATTTCAGAATTAAGACTCTTTTCTCTTTTTAATCCTTCATTTTGAAGTTGGTAAACACGAACAGCAGCTTCGCTTGCAATCCTTTTTTCTTCTTCACCAGCGTCTACTTGTGCTGCTACATTGGCAGCTAATATTTTAGCTTTTTGTTCGGCAATTTTTAACTCTTGTGCAGCAACCTTTTCTTCAAATTCAGCAGCACGTTTAATGGCTTCAATTCGTTCTTCAGTAGACTTGGTTAAATCGTCCGCAATTAGTCGCGCTTCGGTTATTTTTAAATTAGACTTTGCCCTTGTTTCAGTTAATTTTCCTTCTGCAACTTCAATATTATTTAAGGCTTTTGCATTATTTACGGCTGCTGCTGTATTTTCAACTAATCCAACGGTAAATGAATTAAAGGATTGTTTGATATTATCAATGCCACCTTTAAAGTCTAGCGTTAAAAAAGAACCAACGGCTTTAACAAACCCAAGCCATCCATCTACTAAATTGCTTACAACTGAACCAAGACCAGCCATCGCAACACGTAAAGACTGTGCCCCCTTTTCGGTGTTAGAAAAATATGCTACCAACGTGCCAACTAAAACTACAAATGCACCTATTCCCGTAGCAACCAATGCAATGCGAACGCCAACAAGTGATGCCTTTACTGCATCAAATGAACTTTTTAACCCAGTTACTGCTGTTGCAGCTTGTCCAATAGGCCCCGGTATTAAAGCTGCTGCATCTGCGCCTGCTCTAAATCCTTGCCCCATAGACTTGCTAGTCTTATCGGTTTCGGTCTTTAAGTTCTTTACTCGGTCTTTCGTTTCATCGAGTTGCTTGTTTACGTTACCTAAACTTGCCCCCGATGGATTGACCTCAACGTCAATCATTATTTTCCTAGTTTCGGCCATAGCTTAGATTTGAACGAGTATGTATGTAAGGTATAATTTAACCGTGCTGTTGCCTGCTGTTGGGTTTGATGCCCCCGAAACAGACACCAATATGTTTCCGTTTAAGAATTGAGCGTTGTTAACGGATGCAAAAACTTTAGGTATGTCCACAAACGTATCTACTCCAAAGGCTAATAAATTACCGCTAAACAAAAGGCTTGCTGAACCTTGAGTGTATACCGTTATTGTGGTAGCAGTTGCGTATGATACTGTGTTAAAATCACCGCTAAATTGACAGAAAAGAGGACAAGCATAGTATCCCGATGGAACTGTTATTCCAAAGGAAACAGGCGTTGTATTTAGTGCTAGTATTTGTGCGCTTGTCAATTCGAGCGTTGCCACTTGAACCCCCCCATCTCCATTTATTGTAGTATTGCTTTGGGTAATGTTAAGGTTGCTCACTCCGATAGCGGTCACGTTCTCCACGCCATCTGCTACCACGTTATTAGAACCGATTAGAGTGACGTTCTTACTTGCACCTACCCTGTTATTATCACCTTGCACAAAGAACCCGACCGCGTTTGGACTTACCACGTTTTCGCGACCGACCACCTTACCTTGGAACGGCTCAAATTGGTTGCCGTTTAGTAGCCTTTTTGATGGGTTAAGTGGCGCAAGTTCTAATAGCCTGCCACTACCCAAAGACTTACCACTACCCATTGCCGCGCTTTTCTTTTCATCTATTACAATGTCGCCAGCTTTGAATAGTTCTACTTTGGTAAGCCCTGTTTTAAAAGGGTTGTAATCAATTACCTTGTTTAATCTGTAGTAGGTTTGGTCAATTAGTATGGTGTCGCGAAAGTCCAACTGCTGAATATCCAATTCAGTCAAGTAGAACATCGCTGTGATTAGCTTGCTATCCTTGCTTGCTAATTCCAAAAACTGCGCTTCATGGTACTTCTTAAATAGGTTGTTGTTGGTTACTTGCACCGTTCCAGTAGCCCCGTTCCCCTGATAGTAATACTCTTGTGATAGCCCCCAATTTATGTCTAGCGTTGGGGTTATCGGGTTATCCCAGTGCCCAGCGTATGGATATTGATCGTAAGTAATAACCGTTCCTGTAACTATCTCATGCGACCAACTTGGAAAGCTATCCAACATCCCACCATAATACAGAATGCGAATGTTTGCATCTGTTTGCTTTGCTCCCTCGCTTATGTCTGCATCGTATATCTTTGGAATGATACGGCTACTAATGCCATCATTTACTAGCGGAGTACCACTAAACACAACGCTTGTTTCCTTCTTTTCGGGCACAAAGTCGTTGTCAATGTTTAGTGTCCTATGCCCGTATGCCTTTCCGTAGTTGCTTTGGAATCGTTCGTTGTAATAGTCGCCATCTTCTGAATAGGTATAGACGTACTCACGACCCGAAAGCAAACCCATAGGTGTAACGCTTAGCTGCTTATCGCGTGCCAGCTTATACGTCCAATCACGTAGCACACCACTCGCATAGTAATCATTACGGGTTTGGAATATGTAATGCCTATCTAATGTTTTGCTCGGTGTCATGTACAGATTGAACATTTTTAAAATGCTCAAAAAGAAGTCTTTGATAGTTGTTTCGGGCATCCCGAAATTCATGCGCACTAAGTCACCATAAGCCAATTCAGTATTGACCGCTGTCATAGATAGCGATGAACCTAGCAGTAAATCCACCCTGTAATTAACGGACACAGCGTTACCTCCTGTGCCCCCATATCTAACTTCAACTACATCATATTGGTCAAGTATTACATCGGGAAATGTAAATGCAGAACCGCTATATACCATTGTTCCTATTGGGTCGCCAGCTTCAGAAATTGTTATGATACAAGTAACTGTACTAATCAACACACCATTCACGAACAAACGAACGTCAAACGGCAAAAATCCAGTTTGGTCAGGAACTGCGGTTCTTTGTTTTGATGAAAAGTTCATAAAACCGCTTATTTGGTAGGTGCTATTGTTGGCAATGTTTATTTGGCTTGTAGGCAAATAGTATTGATTGCTTTCATCCAAAGTAACCTGCTCCATAGCGTACAATGTTCCTGCGGCAAATGCTGGCCCAGAGTACATTTCAAAAGATGTTGTTCTTATCGCTTGCACCTCACGCAATAGCAAATCTTCGCTAGATATTTCAAAGCCACTAACCCACGGCAAGCATAACCGTTCAAACGTGCCATCTGTAAAGAATGAACCCTCATAGGTTGCATCAGCATAGGCAAAAATTCTATTCCACAATTCCTTTACATATAGCGCAGGACGTAGGTCAAGTACAGGGTAAGTACGCACTCCACTATTGTCAACAAGCGTAGTATTTCGCCCGTAGTCAATTAACGGATATACATAACCCTCACCAACGGGAGCAAACCATGTAGCCGATTGGTCGCTTTCAGTAAGGTTATGGTTTAAGTCGCTAATGTCAATAATGCGTTTGCCTGCATCATCTCGACCGTTTAATTGTTGGTCACCCCATACTCCAAAAATATCAATTAGCTTGCCTATAAAAACAACCTCGTATTCAATTAGCCCTTCAGTTATGCTAATCTTTCGTAGTTGCATCGACCCGTCTAATTGCGGCAAACTGTTGTGCAATACTTGAACGCTTGCCTTTTTGTTGGGGTTAAAATTTGCCCCTATATTTGGAAGGCTTGCATCGTATAGATTAGCTATGTCGGCCTCGAATAGGTTACCAAATAGCGTGTTATTATTTGCCGTTCCTGCGCACCGTATTGTTTTGGTGAACTCGGTTTGACGTTTGTCGGGTTCCCGTACATCACTAACCGCATAGTTGAACGAAAAGTCTGCACCCGATACTACGTCTAGCAAGTACCCTTCTACTAATACCTCTGTGCCTATCATTGCGCTTGCGTGTAATCAGCCAATGCTGTTTTGAACTCCAACTCCAACTGGAAAACGCCATCCTGCACACCGCGTTTCAACTGCCATTTTTTGTCCTCAATAGTTATCGCTACAAACTCCGACCCCTGCTCCATAAATGCAACGGGCGAAGTAATCAAACCATGTAGCCAATTCCATTCAGCATCTGTCAGGTTGTCGCTGCTAACGCCTATAGACGTATCTAGTCGCGTGTAGTATTCTGTGCGACCTCTTGAATCGTACGTGTAACCGTATGCCCCTGCTGTACTTAGCTTGTTTTGCTGTTGTACAAATGTTTCGCGCTTAATGCTCTCTTCAAGTTGGCTCTTTAGTTTGAAAGTGTACGCATCAAACCCACCGTAAGGATTAAGCCAATGCAAGCGAATAGGCTCATATTTTGAACAGTTGGTTATATTGAATGCAAAGGTCAGCGGAGTAGCCGACCCCGTAGATAAGAATTCAACTTTATAGGACTGCACCCCTACAAAAGACGGAGGACTTGCCATTAAGCTAAAGTCACGTGTGCCAATGCCAGCACGTACGCGATGGCGTGTGAACTCATTACCATCAACCGTAGGAAATCCAGTAAATGTAAATCCAAAGGTGTTAATCCAAGTGGGGTCTGCAGGTAGCGGTGTGCCTTGCAAATTAGGTAATGGGTACTTGGTCAAAGTCATGCTTAACGGTGCTTGCTCGTCCTTTGAAAGAAAGTGAACCCATTGACTTTCTGCGCTACCAATGTCGCGTATGGTAGGGTTGTAACCCGTTAACGCTTTAGGTGCTGCGCCTTGAACGCATATGTAGTCGTTTTGATTGTAGTCAATAAATGAAAGTGTAGGTAGCACGCCATTAAATAAGCATTTGCGCCCTTTGTTAAATTGGCTTTTCGTTACCCATTTACCAGCTTCATACTTTTGCGACTTCCACGTGATGGAATACCATTGGATGCTATTTTCACAAAGCCCCCACGGTGCATAGGTAGGCGTTTGAATGGTGTGATCATAGGACATAAAGCCCTGCATAACTCTAGATGGGTCGAATACGATTCGCCTATTGGAGTTCGCTCTAAATCGTAAAATGAATGTAGCCGCTAAAGTAGATACAGGCGTGTTTCCGTTAAACACTTCGACCTGCATACGCCAGTCGTTTAGCGTTCCACTTGTATCACTTTCGCGAACTACCCACGGGCTTTGATTGTAGGCAGGCGTGTATTCGCTTGGTTCTTGGTCAAATATCAGCATGGCTATAAATAGGCAAATTTCACCTACTGTTTATCTTGTCAATTTGATTGTTTAAGATTGCGAGAATGTCCTGTTCCATCGAATCAGCTAATGCGCTTGCCATGTCATCAAATATGCCGCTGTTGTATACGTTCGTGAAGAATTTAGTGCCTTTCGTTCCTTCGCGCTTTATTTTGCGCTGAATTAAGTATGCAAGGCTATTTGCTTCCCTTTCGCCAAATGCGCTATCACTTGCCCCAAATCGTATCTTATCGCGCACGTTTGGATAACTTAGCCACTTCAATATCGCAGAACGTGGCGGTGTGTGTGGCCGTGTCCCTTCATCTACATCATCCCAATAGTCCAAGGCATCTATGAACATACCCAGCCCGTTAGGTTTTAAGTGCAGCGTTATGCTACCCTTTAGGCTTCCGCTTGCGTTGGTGTTATTTGCGTCTAGGTTGTCGGCTAACCTTTGAACGATTAGGCCGCCAATCACTTCTAACTCGGCCGCTGTATTGGTGTACTTATTTGCCATGCCTTTGTGCTTGTTGCCGTTCGTAAATACCCACGTGCTTAAAGAACGTCATGGTATTAAATAGCTCAACCACGTTCATGTTCAAGTAGAAGTCCCACTGCTCGCGCCTGCCATTCGTGAGGAGGTGAATTGAGTAAAGCCATCCGTAGATTTCGATGAATTGGCTAGCTGCGCCAATGCCTTTGTTTTCATCTCCGTCCCGGTTCGCATCAAATAGTCCGCGATATTTTTCATTAAGTCCACGTAATTCTGCAAAAAAAAATCCGCTAATGGTTTGACCGTGGTAATTGGTAGCCCTAGCATTGCCTTCGCTACGTTCTCATGTTCTTTGCCGTTGTATGGCTGTTTGATAAAACCCCACTTTAACGGAGTAGCAAGGCAAGCAATCACGTTGTGCAGGTTAAAATCTACTTTGTCCACGTCCTTAATAAAGTGGTTCATGTCGATGTACTGCCCCCCTGTTATATCCTTAGCCTGTGATTCAATTCTATACCACTTGCCACCCACTTTAACACGGGTCTTTAGCTTGCCATTAGGTACGGTGTTTAGGAACTTGAGCGTGTGGCACATAATATGCCCGTGTTCGTGCCTACTAATCGACATAATCACATCCATGTCTGCACCCGATAGCGTGCTAATTATAGCGCACTCCGTTAGATAGGGGTCTTCATCTTCGCTTAGTATCTTCCGTATTGCTTGCCATTCAGCTAGGGTCACCGCGTCCCACGATGTAGGTAGTTTGAGTTTCATAATAGGCGTTCTTTTCGTAATTCGTTAATCTTGTTAAGGTCGTATTTATCGAAGCAGTAAGTCATCAGTTCCATACCTTCATCTTCTATTTGCGCATCACTCATTCTGCTTGCTGTTCTTATGCCCTCAAACCAATTAGACACGTGGTAAATCCCTTTTGCCTTGTCGGTATATGGGTGCATATCTTGTACAAATATCGGCTTGCCTTTAAAGCCAGCTTCAAGTATTTTGAGGTTGGATTTGTAGGTGTTGAACTTTGCATCTGTGAGCGGTGCAATAGCAATATCGAACTGGTCGTAAAGCATGGCATAGTTCCAAACGTCTAGCCCTTTGACATAGGTAGCTGGTAGGTTATCGGATAGCCTTGTCCATTCGGGTTCACCTTCCACGTAACCGCATATTACGGGTTCGATTCCGTTCCAACTGCCAGCGGTTAAAAGTAAGTCGTTCACATGGGTAATGCTGCCAGTCCATCCAATGCGACCGTTACCGTTGTATGTCGGTTTCCATTGCTGTTCATCGGGGTCGATGGCGTTAGGTATCACATACACGTTTGAGTTAAGCGGAGTGACTAGGTTAGCTAGGTGTTGATGCGTTACCCATACTTCATCACTAGCCATAATTGCGCCAATAATACGGGACTTGATATTGTTCACCTTCCAATGTTTGGCTAGGTAGTGACCGCCATCTAGCACCCAGCTATCGTCTATATCGCATATCACATACGTGCCAGCTTTGCGAAGGTCGTTAATCAACTCCGACTGCTTTAGGCAAGGTAATACGCGGTTAAAGATTACCACATCAAACTCCATTTCTAGAATGCCCTTGTCCACTCCAACGCATCGAACGACCTCAAAACCGATAAGGCTAAGCGGTTTGTAAAGGCGGTGATACTCGACCCCTCCAACATCTTCAAAATGTACTATGTAACCTATCTTCATCTTATTGCGTATGTGCCGCTGCGTGCGCTTAGTTTCTCCATAATGCAGTACCTACTCGCATCTATGGCATGGTCTAATCCTATCGGGTCGTTTGTCTGCGCGCCTGTCTTATCCACTTGCCAAATGTAACCACGAAGTTCTTTGATTAGATTAAGGCTGCTACTTGTTACCATAAGCGGTTGTTGTTGCATCTTATCTAGTCCTATGCGTATGCTATCTGCTCCCTTTTTGCACCCTCTTATCCTAAAGCCAAACCGCTTTAAGTCCTCAATACTTTTCGGTTCTGCGCTGTCTGCGATAATCTCACCGCCCTTGTAAGCGTTAAGGCGTTGGGCTATGTCGCTGTTGGTTAGGTTCGTTTCATAAAGCAATTCGTTAAGCCAAAGTTTGCCCTCACTTTCGCACACCTCTACAAAGCTAGTCGGGTCGTTTGTAAACCCCCAGTCTAGGCCGTATGCTTTCCACTTAAAGGTAGTAGGCATTTTGTCCACTTGCTGCCATTCTTTGAACACAACGCCTTGCAAGCTACCTACTTCACCAAGCCCGTAAACCCTCCACCAATTCGCCCAATAGCTAGACGTTTCACCTTTGGTTCGGGCTGCTTCAATCTCTTTGACAATGGCAGGCTCTAGGGCTTCGTTGTCCTTGTATGTTAGCACGATAAAGTCAGTATCGGGTTTGCCTATTAATTCCGTATGCGCCCAAAATAGCATAGTCGGGTTGTAGTCAATATAGATAAACTTTCGCGTTCTAATACTTAGCTGCATATATGTTTCCCAGCTTGTGTTATTGGCTTCGTTCACAAATAGAACGTCACGCCTTGCGCCCCTCATTTTATCGGGTTGGTCTGCGCTAAAAAACTCTATAAAGCTGCCGTTTTCAAAGGTGTATAATAGGCTTGATTTATTCCAGTTTAATGAATTAAAGTTTCCAGTCCAATCCATTATCTTCAAGAAGTCACGTATTGCGCCCCTCCGCAAATGGGGTACTGATTCCGCTACTACGCTTATTTCTGACCCTTTTTGCTGCGTTGCGTATTGAATTAATAGCGGTATTATGGTGAACGTTTTTGAGCTGCTCGTGCCGCCTTGTACTACCCTAACTCGCTTGCGGAGTTTAGCTATTTTAACCTGCGCTGTTGTCCGTTGGAACATCCAAGTCTATTTCGTTAAATATCGGGCGTTCACTAACTACTTGATTAACCGTTTGGTTTGGCACACCATGCACCCTACTCATTAAAGTTTCTAAAGAATATAGTGTTCCTTTTTCCAGTGATTTTTTCATGGCTCCTGCAATAGTTTTTTCCAGTATTGTTGCTAATGGGTTTCTGTAAACTTCTGCCAACTCATCTAAAGTCATTGCCATCATCGCACTAATAGTGTCATTTATTTCAGACCGCTTATAACCCTGCTCGGTCAAAAGGCTGACATACTTACGGGGTCGACCGTTAGGGTTTCCGCTTTGACCTTTAACGAAAGGCTTGTTATTTGGGATTGGGTTTTTCACGGCTGCTTTTCGGCTGTTTTAAACCATTGCAAAAATATCTGATTGGCAACTTGCGCAGTCATAACAGGCGGCACACTCATTCCAATTAAATACTTTGGTTCGATAGTTTTAAAGTTGTAATCAAGTGGATAACTTCCGCATTGACAAAATTCATTTTTAGATATTTCTCTTGGCTGTTTCCAATGGAATTTATAAGTTCCACTTGCAATTGTATTTAAAATATCTTTTGGATTAACTTTTTGATTTGAAAAAAATTTCCCTACACTTCCCCCAATTTTTGCATTTTCCCAATCATTTAAAAATCCTTTTGAAAGTTCTTTACTTATAATAATACCCTCGTCAATTTTTTCAAAAGTTATCGCCTCTTCATTAAACTTTAATTCTAATTTAGGAAAATTTAAATCATTTCGTTGGCAAATAAAGAACACCCGTTCACGTTTCTGCGGTACTCCCATGCTTGCTGCGTTTAATAGGAATAACTGAACTACATAACCAGCCGCTTCAAATTCCTTTTTGATTCTGTGAACGTAAGCTTTTGCATTGCCCTGAATTAGCCCCTTTACATTTTCAGCAATTACCACTTTCGGTTGCAGCTTCTTTGCCAATGCAATGTAATCAAAAAACAAATCGTCTAATCTTTGTTCTGCCTGACCTTCGCGAAATACCTTAGTCTTGCCCCAATCCTTTTCGCGATTTCCTGCCATGCTAAAACTTGAACAAGGGGGCGAACCGTCTAAAATATCCAAGTTGTATAAATCCGCAGGGTAATCCAATCGCTTTGCAAAATCCCGAATGTCCTCAACAAATAGATATTTTGGGTTGTGATTTGTTTTGTAAACGTCCGCAATAGGAGGGTCGATTTCCACCCCTCCCAAATGTTCAAAGCCTGCTAACTTATAGCCCATTGTTGAACCTCCACCACAAATAAACGTGCCAAAAACTTTTAACCCGTTTTTCTTTTCAGGATAACCGTTTGACAAATTCCACTTATATGGAAATAGGTGTTTACTCATTTCCTAATAGTTTCCAAACGGCTTGCTCTGGAGTAGCTGCAATTTTGCTTAGTTGGTCTTTTACGGTATTGTATTCGCCCTCTGAATACTTTAGTTTTATTACCATTTCAGAATCTAATTCATCAATGTCAATTTCCTTATTTTTATCTGAATAATCCGTATCAAATGCAATAGGCACATCCAACCCCCACGCATCCAACTCCTCCGCGTTCCATTCATTCGCAAGCATATTCCAATCCCATTCGCCACCGCTTACGTTGTCTTTGATAATGAACTCGCTTTGCTGTTCGGGTGTTAACGTGTCAGCTTTGATTATTGGTATTTCCTTCAATCCTGCTTCTTTGCAAGCACGTAACCGCATATTACCACCAAGCACCACCATGTCGCTATTTACGACAATAGGGCGAATGTTTAGCATTTCGGGAAACGTCTTTACAGATTCAACAAGCTTCTTAAACTTATCGTCTTTAATGATTCGCGGGTTGTTCGGGTTGCTTTTAACCTCCGATATTTTTACGGTTTCTGTTTTCATTTAATGCGCTGCAAATAATTCGTCTGGTGTCTTAAATGTTCGTGTTGGGTGCATCTGTTATCAAGTTTTCGTAATACTGTTCAACACTTGCATTGTCAGGGCCAAGGAAATCACCGTTAACCGCGCTAACGTCTACACTACCCTGCCAAATCAATACTATTTCAGTCTTTGTACTTCCAAACTCATTTAGCTTATCAAACTTAGAATGCTCAAATAAGTTCAGTTTTGGATAACCTACAAAGTTATTGCCCTCAATATTCCAAATCCATCTGTGATGAATAAAGCCGCGATAATAGCCAGCGTGTCGACCGCTTTCAATGTACTTGCTAGGCACTACTATCCCACCGCCTTTAGCAACCTTTGCCATTTGCTCACAAACGAATAACGGGTTGGATATATCTTCGAGCGTATGCGTACAAATAGCAAAGTCATATTTGCCGTTCTTTTTAACGTGCGCTAGAACCTTACTCCAAACATCGGGATTGTTTATATTGCCTTGAAAGGTGCAAGGCTGGTTAATGTCTACCGTGTCCACGTTGGCAAACATGGGGTTAACCATTGCGCCAATATCTAAAATCTTGCCCGTTGCGTATTGCTTTACAATATCTCGCCCCTCATTTGTGTAGTGCAGTAGTACGTTCATTTAATTCTCTTAAACACTCTAATGTGGACAACGCTAAATAACTCACAAAAGTAATCATTTGGCAGCAATTCATCTACTGCTTGGCTGACTGTTTCAATTCCTTTAAAGTAACCTTCAGGCATATTGTAACGGTTTGCGCAGTCATCAACAATTAAGTAACCGCCTACTTTAACAAATGATGAGTAGGTATAAATGTCTTGTTTGGCTACCTCGTAACTGTGGCCACCATCTACATAGATAACGTCCCACTCTTGCCCACTTGCAACTGCTAATGCTTCGGGTGCATCACTGCGATATGGCACGATAGTAGGCTGCTTTAATTTGTAGCGTTTGTGCAGGTCGCTTATGTCCTTTGAGTAATCGCTCGAATGAAAACCGCCTGTAGTGTCTAGTGGAGTGATGCCCGTTACTTTGGCTTTGGGTTGCGCTAGTTTGATGGCTGCTAAAGATTGCCCGCGATAAACTCCAATCTCTAGGAATGAAAAGGTAGGCGGTAATGCGTTAGCTAATACTTGCCAAAATCCAATAAAGGAACGCTCACCAAAACCGTAGGCTGTTTGCTCTACGTAATCCCTAAACTCTTTTAGCTTTAGGTCTGCGTTGGTTAGGTCAGTAAGTAAGTTGTTGATGTTCCTGTGGCTTTCGGGCGTGTCCTGCCATAGGGCCGTAAGCGTTGCAATGGTGATAGGTAATGTCATTAGTGCTGGTTCTAAAGGTGTGTGTCCGTTACCATGCCAAAAGGTTGCACCCTCCACAAAGTCAGTAGGTGGGCAAAAGGCTAAGGTCTGGAATAGTTCGCGGTTGGTGTCTAGTTTGATTGTGTTGGTGTTGGCAAGGTATCTATCCGTTAACCATACTTGGTCGTTTACTTCATCGGTTGGTGGGCATAATTCGTATAACTCAATAAAGCGTTGTGATTCGCCTGCAAACCCTCCACCGTTAACGTACTTAAACGGGCTATCAGTTTCGGGATATAGCACGGCCTTTTCGGGATGTGGATAGCAGGCACGTTCTGCCGAAAATAATAAACCTTGCAAGGGGTTGCAAGGGGTTGCAATGGCTACGGTGTCCCATGCGTCGGTATAAATAAAATGCGTATGGTTGCAGGTTTTTAAATAGCGATAAGTGAAATGTATCTTATCCAAAAAGCCACCCCATTCGTGTTCAATAATATGATACTGGTGTCCAGTTGCAATAAGTGAACGCTCTAAACGTTTGCATTTTGAGCGGTCGGAGGTCGTCGTTATTACTACCATGTCGCTTCTGAATAAACTGGAATTGTTCCACTAAGGTAGCCATTTTTAAGTCGGTTATATTCTGCCATATCTTCGCTTGCGTGTTTCTCTTTCCATCCCTGATACGCGGTGGCTCCCGTGTCGATGTGGTCAATTTCAATGTGTGGAAGGAAACAAGAATAGAACCCAGCAACTTGGCAACGGATAGCCGCAAGTGCATCGTCAAAACCATAAAGACGCGGTTGGTATAGGTAGCCAATCTTGTCTAGCAAAGCGGAGTTAAACATTTGACACGTACCCATCACATGATTAACACGCTCAACAACTACCCACGGTTCGCCCGGTACGTGTGGCAACATCTCTAGGCTAGACTTGTAGAAGTCGTTGCGGATTGGCTCTTCCCAGCAGTCCTTTCGTTTAAGGCCAACAATGCCAATAGCAGGATCTAGTTTAATTGCACGCTCCATATCCTCCACCCAATCGCGCGAATGAATTACAACATCGTTATCCATCTTCACGCAGTTTTCGTTTGGCTTACGTAGCTGCCATGCCTTGTTGACCGCCTTAGCCGTTCCGATATTCTCATGCAAGCGTATCACTTCAATGCGTGCGGCTTTATTTAGTAGGTTTTGGGTTGCTTCGCAGCTCCCATTGTCCACAATAATAATGCGATGCTTACGTGTGTTGACCGTTAAGTAAAGTGTTTCTAATGTTTTCGCTGTGTATTCTGTCCTACCGTTTTCCTCCGTATCCCAAACTGCTAAAGAAATTAGTGCCATTGTAGACTATTTTTAATGTATGCGCCTATTGTTTGAATGCCCGAGCCACAAGTCCAACACACCAAAAAACCAAACCCGATTAAATGCTGTGCTATCCTGTGATAGTTGCCCCTATCTTCTATTGATATTTCGCCTGCAAAGTTGCCGCTTGCCATCCTTAGAATGGTGTCGCGTTTTGATTCAACCCATGCAGCATCCTGCTCACTCAAAACATTGTTGGCCATATTTTCCATAGGGTTTGACGGGTTAAAATTGCAGCTCCAATAAATACAACGGCATCTACTGTCGTGAAATGCAATAAGGCAAAAGCCAAAGAACACCACCACACCATGCACATAGAGCAGTTGAACGGTTTGTATGGTATCTGCTTGGTAAACTCGGTGATGGCCATTGCTATAATAGATATAAATGCGCCCGATACTATTAATTCAATCATTTGATTTGCTTGCGTAGTTTGATTTGGACTTGTGAAATAGAACTGTAAACGCTCGACAAAGGTAGTTTGGTCGCTTTGGCTACGTTACGAAACGACCCCTCTTGTAAGTAGACTTTGAACAATTCGCGGTCATACCACGGCATTTCTTCTAGCATCTTATTTGCTTGCGTTGCCATCTCGGTCACGTTGCACTCGTCTATTATGTCGGGCGTGTCGCTAACCTCCACGTTGCCGTCTATAAGAACATCAATACGGCCAACAACACCTTTGCGGCTACTCATGTTCATAATTGTACGTGCACACCAAAAGTTGAAGTATTGGCTAATCCTTTGCAGTTCGCTATTAGATTTTAAGCAAAGAACTATCCCGATTTCTTGCATAACGTCCTCCCACTTATCGCCCGAACATCGCTTTGCTAAGTTGCAAAGGCTAGTATCATTCCGAAGTTGGTTATACATTGCCTCTACCACAATGTAAAGTTAAGGCTCAACATCCTTAGCAACGGTCACAAACTGCCCTTTATTGTTCCGCTTACGTCCTGTGAACGTGCGAGCGGTCAAATGCTGGATGGTTTCCTTAGCGGCTTTCAATTCCCTATCCTTCGCATCATATTCCTTGTCAGCTTGCAGTAGATCGTCCTCAAGTTTCTTTGACACTTCAATCTCCACTTCGTAAAGTTTTCGCATGGTTGTGATTGCCTTTAGCGAAATTTCTTTATCTTCCAAAAGGTCAGCTATCCTTTCATCCTTTTGATGGATAATTGCAAATAGCATACCACACGCAAGCGTTAACGTAGCTGCTATAAATACTGGTATGGTCAAAAGTACAGGGTTCATTTTCGTTTAGTTTTCTTTAGTAAATTGCCAGCCCTCCCAGTTATACCCAACTGTGAACGCGGTGCTGCCTTGTGTTTTTAGCGTGTGATATGGAAATTGGTGCAACGTGCAAAAATCCCTAAACGTACCCGAATGCTTAACCGTGCGCCCGTCAAAGTGAATAGCCGTGTAACGTGTTGGCTTGGCACGTCCAACCACCTCCACGCCCTTTAGAACATCTGTGATGTGCGAATAATTACTCATTTTCTTCTACCACTTTAAACAAGCTTGGCTTGCTTAGAATGAATGCCTCACTCCAGTAGTCCCCATTTTTTTTAGTTCCAAACTGCCGCCCAAATCCACGAGTATCAAACATCAATAGCTTGGTGTCCTTTGGGATTAACGGGTGAGAATCGGTCAATACTATTGCGTAGGTTTTCATTTGTCCTCAAGTGCTTTAATGCGTTCGTCCTGTATCAAATTGTACTCCGCAGCTTTAAGTAGTGCTTGCTCCAAACGGTTAACCCGTTCGCGAAGTAGCCCACGCTTTTCGATGCCCGTTTTGATTAAGTCAATTAGCTGGCTGGCTAATGTAAAAATGCCCTCTATCGGGATGTCTTTTTTTGCTTGGTTGCTCATGTTGCGAAGGTATTACGTGTTTTTCTTTGTTTGTGTAATTAGATGGACGTTGTGGGAATAAAGTTTTACAACAAAGAATATAAGAAATGGCTAAGAGTGGCTACTGTCGAGCTTAATGGGTATTTCAAGGTTTCAGATTTCCACTCGGTACTACAAACCTTTTTTCCCGCCAATTCTCATATTTTAATGCGTTACCTGCAAGGCTACGACCACGAACCCTCATCATAAGTTTTTGTGCATTTAACAATCCTGTATTTATATTCAGGGCTTACTTTCTTTTCATCTTCCATAAGTTTGACAGCTTTTTTGCGGTCTAAAAACTTGTGATAGATTTCATTGGTTTCTTCATCTTGTGAATGACCGACAATTTGCGGTGCTGCATCGCCTAATTTAGACTGCAAAAAATAATGTGTGAATGAATGTTTCATTTCGTTTTTAAATTAAGTTACTATGAATTATACCACTTTTAAAAGTCATAAATCTCCATAGTGTTACTCTTAACCGTCAATTCAAACCCGTCAGGAAACATAAGCATCAAGCCAGCAAAGGTAGGCTTGGAGTTCACAATGTCCAGTATTCCATCCTTGTTTATGTCTGACATTGCAGAACCTACCAACACGCAGCCTTTTATGTCACTCTGCCCAGTTTTCGGGTTAATACTCCCAGCGTAATTGCCCCAATGGATTAGCACAAACGAACGGTTTGGCACGTTGGTAATGTGTAGATGGCGGCCATACTTTGCCGAGTGACGTGGAACTACCGTATACACGCCTTCTGGTATGCAGCTAATCTTTGAAGCGTTATCCCTCCAAGCAAGCTCCAAAGTCTTGCATTTAAAATTGCCAATCACCAACTCGCCCAGCGTTTGGGTTGGTGTATACTTTCGGGTAAGTGTTGCTTTAATCATTCGTTGATGTCTTTATAAAATAGTCTTTGTTGCTGCACGCTAAACAGCATAACGTGTATTGGTGTCGGCTTAATCACCTCTTTGCACACGTGCGGCTCATAGGCAGCAAGTGGGCAAAGTAGGCATGAGATGTAATATGTGATTGCTAATGTGCGCATTAGAAAGGAAGCATATCCGCGTCAATATCTTCAACTGGTGCACTTACGGCTTGAGGTGGTGCACTTTGCTTTTGAGGTGGTGCACTTTGCCCAGCAGTCAGCTTCCAACCCGTGTTGCTTGGGTAATACTTTCCCGAATATTCTCGCCCTCCAACATTCGCTTCAACACTAACCGACTGCCCTATTTGCAGCCCGTCAAGTAGCCCCGTCTTTTCTTTGGTGAACTCAATAGGGCAAAGGTTGTTGAATTTATCCTCCGTTGCAACTACCAGCAATCGCTTGCTGAATTTGTCGCTTATTACTTCTGTGTATCCAATGTGGTGAACTGTGCCTGTGATTGTCATGTTATTTGATTTGAAGGTTATTGATTGTTTCAATTTTGTAGCCTTGCACATCCTCACCGCTTTCGATTGCGGCTTTGATTGCTGTTAGGTTAGGTTTGCGGCTTTCAGGTACTAAGGTAGTAAACCTTTCGGCTAAAGTGAACGCCACGCCATCGCTTACGCACCGTTTAGACGTTCTAAAAGATAGCTTAATTAGTGGCGTTTTTACCTCGGTAATCTCGAAGTATTGCATGGCCTGTGAGATGGCGGCTTTCAAACGGTCGGCTTTTTTCTCCTCCGATTTGGCCAACGCCTGTAGCCTTGCAATTTCAATTTTAATGGCTTCCACGTCATGCTCGGCTTGCTTAATCACATAGGCATAAGCAACTGCCTTGCCTTGTAGTTCCGCTTGGTTAATCGCCAGCGCGGTTTCAATTTCGGGCGTTAATTCCTCTTGCTCCAATAGGGTAGCAAGTTCGATGTACTCTTGTTCAATTTTGTAAAGTGGTTTGTTCATTGGTTTGTAAATTTAGATTTGAGTGATTCTTTTAACGCGATAACGGACGGGATCCGTTGCTCGTGGGCGTTTAGCGACTTCCATGCAATGCCCAGTGTTTCGAGCGTAGTGCAAGCGTTCAATACTGCCAATGCGTTATGGTCGGTCACACGTGCAACTGGTGCTACCGTTGCCTTTTGCGCATCATCATCTTCATCAATGTTCAAAGATAAGACCGCGCCTAATGCGTAACGCCTCGCATAAGTCAATGCCGAACCCAAAGCCTGTGGGTTGCTTGCATCTTTGCATGGAGTGAGTGATACGCTGCTAATGTATTCGCCCGATGTGTGCAGTAGCATCGTCTCTAATCCACTTTCGCACGGCAGCTGGATAATCGATAGCCCAACCGCGTTTAGATGCGGTGTGGTGGCTTCAATGATATTGCTCAAAGATGCATACTTGTTTTTGAAGTGTGGGTTAACGGCATCCTTCCCCACCTTACCCATTAGGCCGTGAAACTTGTGTAGTGCTACGGCTATGCTTGTAATTGATTCGCTTGTTTTCATAGTGTTTCAGTTATTTCTTCTTCTAAATGTGTAATGTTCAAACCTCCCCATTCAGCTGCTAAGGCTTGCACGTCCATGCCGTTCCAGTTAACCGAAACAACGTGTGCAGTTGGGTGTCCGTGTTCACCGCTTGAGCTGTGAAGTTCTTGATAATCTGCGCGAAGGTCTACACCTTCCCATTCAAAATAGTAGCTTGGCATTTGTTCTGTGGTTTTAATTGTTAGTGTAAAGAAGTGAGTCAATATCTTCGCATGAATCGCATACGGCCAAAAACCAAACAGGCTGGTTTGTTGAATCAGCATTACGTGGGCGTGTAATGCTTGTAGAGTAAATTCTGTAGTCATTCATTAGTTGTGATCCGATTCTGCGCAGTAGTTCGTTTTTCATGTTGTGGTTTTAAATGGGGCGAACCGTTAAGCTCGCCCCTGTTTTGGTTTAGTTAAAAGTGTATCCGTTGTGATTCCAATGCCAGTTACCAGTCTTTTGAACTTTGGTAACAACTCCATTTGGACAAGTGATTACGCATTTAGTCAATTTGTTTTTTTCCATGTAAGGAATAATTTTTGAATGCGCTTGGTCTAAATTTTCAGTAGTAACTTGGAACTTATCACCGTTTTCGAAAGTTAATTTGTAAGTGTACATCGTAGTTTGTGTTTGTGGTTATTTGTTGGGTCAAATGTACAGGGCTTGTTTCTAATTAAATGTTTCAAAACTTACAAAAGCGAAAATAAATTTATCTGCATTTCGATTCCTCAATCCACCACCACTTTTGCCCGTTTTCTTCACGAATGCTGCAATACCAATCTTCGCCCCGTTGCTCTATTCCATCCACCCAATACGTCTTTCCGTTGCGTTGTATTGCCCGGACGTGAGTTGGTTGCCTATCAATAAGTTTGCTTGACTTGTTGGATGGTTTCATCGTAGTTGCTGGGCTTAGTTACCATTGCTATAAATCCTTTTGCTTGCAGTTCCTTTATGCGATACTCTTGCACCTTGCTCAATATACCCTTTTCATCTTTTACCTCTATGAAGATAATTGGTCTAAGTGGGTGCAATAGCATCAAATCGGGATAGCCGTTAACCGTTGCCCGTATTATCTTAATCACTAACCAGCCATTGCCTTCAAAGTATCGCTTTAGTTTTCGCTGGTAGGTGCTTTCCATTTCTTAAAGTGCTTTAGAGTGTAATCTTGCTTCTTCATAACCGTGTTATAAATATCCGATTCAATACCACCCTCTGACATTATAAACCAAACTTCGGGCGGTGTTGTGCGGTCTTTAGTGGTTGCCCTGTCCCGACCTTGTATGTATGATAGGCTGCTGAACTCGATATTCAAGTAAACCAAACAGTCCGCGCTCGATAAGTTAACGCCTTCGCGGCTGCTGCGAATTTGCCCAACAAAAGTAGCCGTTGGGTCGGCATTAAACGCTTCGGGTGTACTTACGCAATTTTGTATCAACTCTTTCACCATGTCCATCTCGGCTTGGTAAACGGTAAAAATGGCAATCTTCCTACCAGCGAATTTTCGCTGTATAGCTTTTACTTTCGTATTATCTACAATGTGAACCCCGTTTTCAGTTATTACCGTTCCGCTGCATAATTGGTGAACCTTTGACTGCTGTTTAACGCCCGTGTCGGCAAGTATAACATCGGTTTTACCTTCATAAATCCCGTGGTCTTTTACCGCTTTAATCAACTTATAAGTTGACTTTTGCAAAGGAACGATTAGAATGTCCTCTATAATCTGTTGAGTAAATCCAGCTTGTTGTTGCGTATAGGTTAGCATAATCGGCTTGACATACATTGCAATATCCTTCCAACGTGCATCGGAGTAGTCGTTCGTGGTTTGCCCCGTGCCTATGTATTTCACTCCTATATTCACAAACACTTTAGCCCACTTGTAGAAGTTGCCATACTGCGCAAATGGACTTAATGGATGCACCCAAAATTGATGATACAACTGTGAAAATGATTCAGGACTTGGCGTTCCACTAAGCAGAATTAGGTAGGTGTTTTGGTCTATAATCGCCCGTAATTGTTTAGCCCTTAGCGATGGCTTTGGAAACGCTCCAATACAATGCGCTTCATCTATTACGATGTACTTAAACCGTTCTTTTACTTTATGCAAACTTTCATAATTCACACATTCAACATCGAACCCGATTAACTCCGCATCTTTTTGAATGCTGGGTATTGCCTTCTTTTTGGTCACAAATAAGCATCTATTCGCGCCTATCTTTTGGAGCGTTGCAAAGGCAGTAAGTGTTTTGCCGCAACGTACCTCCCATGCCAAATAGACTATTTTCCTTTTCAGTAGTATAGCGGCTGCATCTTCGCTACCTTTTACTTGGTAATCTCTAAGCTGCATTCTCAAACTCTTTAATCCAGTTGATAATCGTTTGGCGCGATACCGCAAGTAACTCGGCTGCGGACGTTCTATTAAGGTCGGTGTCAGTCCTCCACATTTGCTTGCATCGTTCTTTAGGTGTTGCCGCTCCTTTGACATTAGCCGCTTCGCGTATTACGTTGTATGCCATACTATCTACTTTTACCTTTTTACTCATTGTGATAAAGTAGTCAGATAATCGCTCGGCTTTTATCATAGTAGCCGCGTCAATAGGTCGGGTTAATTCTTCACCATTTGCATAGGCATCAATAATAGATAATAGTAAAGCAAAACGTGGAACGTAAGTCTTTTGCTTTGGTAGCATGGACTTAGTGAACTCGCTTTCATTATCGCTATTCTGCATTATAGTAATCTTATTATTAATCCGTTTCCATTCTGCTTTTGCAGCATTGTCCATAGGTATTAAATGTGGTTTTATTTCTCGTTCTTCATCAAATACGATAAGGCTGTTTTTTATATGCGCATGAAGTTCCCCTATGTAATTATGATACCAGTCTATTAATTCTTCGCTTAGTTCATTATCATTATACATTTCCACTTGAATGTCAGGATAGCAAAGTAGCATCCTATCACTAAATCCATTGTCCCGATATTCGTCTGTAAAAATTTGATTCAATACAGCTGGTTGTATGCCACCAAGTACAGGAATGATTGGGCTGTGAACGTAAGTGTTTTTAACCGTCTTTCTGTTTAATGCTGCTGGTTGGTTGCTAAAAGTTGAAAGCCAAAACTCCAAGTCAGAACCAGCTCGATATTTGTTCATGTCCTTAATCCAGCCTGCAAGTTCGTCCTTAAATACTCCAACCGCGTTTGGATTTTCTTCATGCAATTCTACCAATGCTTCAAGCGTTACATCGTTAACTATAAACTGCTTTTTGATTGGGCATTGCACCTCTGGGCGTTGTTCCTTTTCCTTTTTGCTTAGTTTGTCGTATTCGTCCCACTCTCTAAATCGTTTTTGATACTCGCGTATTTCTCGGCTGTTGGCTTGGATTAGCGGTCTAATTACGTTGTTTATTGATGGCGACTTTCCAACTCCAGCTTTACCAACTACCGTTACCCAAATAGTACAGCATTCGTCCCACCCTTTTTTAACTTGTATCTTCATGCTATTACCTACCAAAATAGATAGCATCCAAAGCAATCCAGCTCCCATGTAATCTATTGAACTATCTAATGTTCTATTGCATTCTATTAAATAATTTTGAATTTCAGTAGGATAAATATCTAAAGGAAAAGATAGCTTTTCAATTACTGGCTTATCTACTTTAGCTATTTCGGGCTGTGGTAACTTAATCCTATCACCATAACCGCTTGCATACAACTCTTTAGCCGCTGTACTCATATTGCCGCTATGGTATTTGTAAGCAAATAATGCAAAAGGGCTTAGTAATTTTTCGTTAGGGTATGCCGTTCCCGTACTAAATAAGTACAAGCAACCGCTATCCTTAAACACGTAGCCCGAATGTGCGGAAATTGCCCCGTGTCGCTTTATTACGGTTTTACTTGCAAGGTTTCTTATCACTTTAAATTCATCACCAACTACATCAAAAACCGTATGCCTTTGGTTGTAATCTTGCCAAGGGCTTACTCCAGTTGCTTTGTCTTTTTTTGGTTGCTCAATTTCTTGCACCTCCACGCGTTCATCATACATCTTGCAAATAGCAAGTAGTGTATTATGTTCTTCATCGCTTAGGTATTGGATAGCTGTATAGTCTAATCCGTTTGTGCATTCATCGTAAAGTAACGCATAACCACCAGTCCCTCGGCTTTCAATTAAGGCTTGTGTTTTTCCACTACTTTCAGATTTTAAACCCGTTAGTACAGGTACTGCAATCTTTTCGTTACCCATCATTAACCGCGTTCTATAGGTTAAATGATACCCGAAATTCATAGTCTTATGTACAGCTACTTTTTTATCAAACCCGTCTACATTGTCCCGTACAAAAGCTATAAACTCGGTAAAGAATGCAGCCCGTAATTCCATCGGCAGCACCTTTAAATCAATATCAATAACTAAAATGTCATTGTATCCAGTTGGATAGCCGTATCGAAACGCTTTAGGATTCTGTATATTCTTTTCTAACTCCGCAACCGTCCACGGGGTTGTCATTAACGCTTTCCAACTGTGGCATGGTAGTTTGTCCTCACTTGCTACAAGTAAAGAATACCCAGCAGCAAGTAATGACTTGCCCTTTTCTAATTTGATGTGCTTGCTCATTTGTTGTTTGTTTCAATTATATCTACTGCAAACTTTAGCGCATCTAAAAAAGTACGTCTTTCAGAATCACCACGTAATTCAAGTTCAAAAAAACTTGCTTCCATACCATTAACATACATACAGGTCGAAGCAACGTCTGTAATTGAAAATTTTACTACGCAACCATGTCCAGCATCACCGCCTTTAAATCCCGTGTCGGTTACATCTACCGTAATGATATTGCAATCGGTAAATGTTTGAGTAGTTATTTGAGTAGAGTTGTACGCACGATTCCATATTTCAATCGGCTTTAATTTTTCGCGCCATAATCCAGTAATTAACTGAATCACTAAAAGATTATTGAACCTTTTTATTTCTTTAGGCTCTTTATCTAATGCTGTTGCAAAAATTTCGTAATACTCATAATCGCGTGGGCTTTTAGATAGTTCATCTACTAGCTTCATTAAAGCATTAAAGCTGGCTTTTGCTTGTTCCTTATCCTCAAACCAAATAGACTCCGAGAATAAAGCATCCAATTCTTCATTAATTGTTTTCTTGTTCATGACAAAATACCGTCACGGGGCATCGGTTATCAGTCGACCCTACGCAAGCCACATGAAGACGGCTTTGCGGAGGTTGCCCCGTGAAGGATTTTTTAGTAAAGTTTGTTTTTTAGCTTCATGTATTTGATTCGGGCGATACTCCGAACGGGTGCAAATATAAACATAATTTTGATTCAAACAAAAAAATATACTGTAAACCTACTGTAAAGTAATTTTACACCTACTTTACACTAAAAAATCAATGTTTATGCGGGATGTAGAAGGTTTTACTGTAAAATTTGACACCTAATTGAAAATTTTAGAATTTTTTGTTTTGCCTTTTTTATTTTCATAATCCAACTTTACAGTAAAATTTTACAGTAAACATTTCTCAAAGCCGCGCCAATGCTATAAAGTTACTGTAAAGTGCTGCCAAAATCTACTGTAAAGACTTTACACCTACCAAACAAAGAGCCCCCATATGGAGGCTCTTTAGTGTTTAGATGCGCCACGTTTTGGCGATGTGTGCAGAAAGTAGGTAGTCGTCCTCAATCCAATACCCTAACTTACGCGCTCGGATTGGAACGAAAAACGCAAGGTCGCTATCATGCCGCAGCGTATGGATATCCTTTTCAACGGTTGCCGCAGAAATATCATTTCCCAGGGACGAGTTAACCTTATCGGCTAAAGCAAACCTTGATAGTGGCATATCGTAGCTGGCACCTCGAAGCTCGCGAATGATTACAAGGTAACGTTTGAAAGCGGACTTGTTTACTGGCATGGCTCAATAGTGTAAAGGTTTCCATCCTTAGTAACTGGCAACTTCTTCAACTCATTTTCAATCACGCTATCACTCCACTTCTTGCGTTGTTGTATTCGGCTAACGTGGGCTTGTAAGTCGACAACGGAGTAGCTGCCTTGAAGTAGTAGGGCGCGGATTATTTCTGCTCTTGTTCCCATTCTTTTGCCAACTTTACTATTGTTTCAATTTGATGCTTATACTTTGGCTCAATTGATATGTATGCCCTTGCTTGCCTTACGTTGTGGATTATTGTAGCATGGGTTCTATTTAGCAACTTACCCATGTCCAAGTACGTAGACTGGTTGATGTAGGTGTAGATAACGTAGGCTATTTGTTCCCGACATTTCACAACGTGCGGAAGGTTCGACTTTCTTGTTATCTGCTCCCATTCTATCTGATGTACTCGCATTGCGGCAATACATAGCCCCTCAACACTTACATCGGGTAGGAATTTGCGCTCACTTAGCCGTTGCTTTATGGCGGCCAGTTGTTCTGCTGTCATTTTCATTTTGCGCTTACAATTACAGGCGTTTGAAGTATTACAAAATGCGCCCCGTTTTCAATCGTTAGGCTATACGTGCGCCCGTTCCAATGGCTTTCCACTTGCAAAGCACGTGCAAGTTCGCCCAGCGTTACTTTGTCGCATTCGATGTGTGCGGAGGTTTCGGCTTGCAACCTTACAGCTGCAATTTGTCCTTTTAGTTTTGCCAATTCGCTAAGGTTTGGCGTGTCAATTAGCGCGGTTTCAAGTTGGGTTAGTGTGGTCATCGTGGTTTGGTTTTGTGTAGTTGAGTGGGTTTGAAGTTATCGCCCCCGTTCGGATGCTGGTTGGTTAGTTATGCGAAAATTCGAGTGTAGTAATTTTTGCACTTTCTCAAAGAGTTAGTTGCAAATACACAATGTCCAGTCGGGTCAATTAACATAAATGTTTTGCCTCCGTTATACTTGATTGTAAATTCTTTTGATTCAAAAATGGTTTCCATTGTGGTTTGTTTTTGTGGTTATTTGATAGGACAAAAGTACAATTCGTTTTCTATATAAATAGCATAAAACTTACAAAAGCGAAAATAAATAAAAATAAACCCGTTGCCGTCCGTGTGAATCACGAACCTAAAGCAACGGGTCGAAAAGACTCGGCAAAGTGTGCTTAAATCAGGGGCATGCCAAGTTTGATTGATACAAAGATAAAAAAATGAGTCGGTTACAAATTGTAACCAATTGAAATTACAATCATAAAAAAAGAAACCCGTTGCAAGGATAACCACAAACCTCACAACGGGTCGGCCATTGGATGCTATCCGTTAGCTGGTAAAAGACCCTAACTGGTACGCTGTTCTGAATGGTAAGCGTTCGGGTACTGTTGGTGCAAATATAGTAAACGTCAGCCTATGAACTGACTTATTCGCTAAAAAGTAAGCCTATACCCTTACTATTTAACCGTCCGAAATTATCGTACGTTTGAATCGTTTGAAAAGATAGGCGAACCATCTACATCCAACGGTGGGTAATGCCTTAAACACCTCCGCGCCCTTTCCTTTAATTGCTTAACGGTCTTTGGTCGTGTGCTGGTATTCAATAGGTCGAGCAGAAACTCCCGTGTAATTAGCAAAGATGCTTCTTGCTCATAACGTAGGCTCATAGCTTGGCGTTTTTTGAATTAACCCCTTTTCTACTATTTTCAGAATGGGTAAGCCATTGCATATTTTCTACAATGTACCCAAACTCGGAATCAATCCTATCAACAGTAGGGGTTAACTTCCTATGGTAGTTGGATAATTCCCAAGCTGAAAACATTGCATGGAATTGCTCCGAACTTAAAGCCCAGTCATAAAACAAATCCTTTTCCAATAGGGTTAAACCTAAATACAAATGGCTTTTCTTTTTTTGAATGCCACAGGTTCTACTTTTCATGTTCCTGTACATCCTGACCAAAAAGCCCTTTTTTGTCTTTTCGTATTTCTTTGTCCAACTGTTATCGTTGTTTGCTCGCCTATTGCGTTGCCACTCTAATTTATCGAATTGCATATCTTCATGTTTTGCACGAAGATACGAAATATATTGATACTAACGAATTTTGCCGTTTACAATAGTGTGATTATGCACCGTAAATTCATCATTCAATTCGCGTTCGACATAAGCAAACCCAAGATTCCATTTATTAATAGGCATATACGAGGGATGCAACTCACACAAACATCCAGTTGACCACGTGTTAATAACGTGCCCGTTCATGGTAGGCTCAACATGGCTACTTGTTTGATGGTTGTGCCCCGCTATACAGTTTTCTTTACCTCTCATGTATAACCCTCGTGCGGGGTTAACTGGCGAGAAAACAGATTTACCAAATTCGTGACCATGCATTATATTGAGTTTCCCGAATTTAACGATTCGCTTATCGTCTATAAGTTCAACTTTGTACTCTCCGAATTTTAATAATACATCCATTCTAAATTCAGGAACATCTAATAATTCAGGTGCTTTAATTCTAAGGTAGCGTTCGTATCGTTCGCAATGGTTGCCCAACTTAAAGTAAATTGGCACACCGTCAAACTCTTTGCGGAGTATCTTCAAAAACTCCCTACCCATTTCCAACTCCGCTGAGAACCGTCTTTTGCGAGGGTCTTTCTCGAATGTAGATAGCCCGTAAAAATCGAGAATATCTCCGTTCAGCATTATGCCGTTCACGTTCCTATCCTTGCCGTACTGCAAAGCCAACGTAACGGCCTCGACATTGTGGTAAGGGATATGCACATCTGAAAGGATTAGTAACCGCGTAACCGATGGCGGTATGATGTATGGCTCCCATTCTACTTCATCGCTTTCGGGTAAGTAGAAAGGATTGGGTATTCCCATTGCTGTAGCTTGCATTGCTGGTTGTGGTTTTTCGAGTTTCCTTTGCTTTCTGCTTACTTTGCCATGTGTGCCGCGATAGTAGCGAATTGAACACCTTGCAGCCCCAACGCTTGTAAATACTTCGGGGTTATCTTCATGCAACTTACGGGCTAATGTAAGCGATGGCAAGTCAGGCCACTTTAGTAATGCTTCCTTCACGACTTCTCCCGATAATGCCATGCGACAAATATAGTATTATCTCCCTTGCCCTCTGTACGCCTTAAACCCCTTCGCCCTATACTTACTATGTCTTCTCAATTTGCGCTTAACACGGGGCTTAAATTTGCCCCCTACGATAATCTTTGCCATTAGTCTGCTTTAATGTGTTTGAGTATAATTAACTCCATGCGTTTCATTTCGTTTTGCAGCCCGTCAACTTTCACCTCCAAACCTTTGCGGCCGTCCTCACATTCTCGGTGAAGTTGCCTTGTTTCGCTCAGGCTTTCTTTTATGTCTGCCATCTCGCCTTTGGTAAATTCGTTAGCTTCCTTATATTGCGTAATTAGCCCTTTTACTTCTTCGAGTTGCTGGTTCTTGCCCAATCGAATGCCGCCCCACGCACCGCCCGCAAGCCCTCCGATTGCCGTAATAATTGCGCCTATTCCCTCTGCTTCCATTGCCTTAAAGTGTGCCATTGTTTCGTTTGTCTTTGTCGGCAGAACCCTGCGAACTGCCGAAATAATATGATGCTACCGATGTAACGATGCCAAAGGCAAACCCGATGGCCGTATCAATAGTGCGCTGGTTCTCCGTTGGGATAGTTAAGAATGAAGCTGCAAAAACGTAACCCATCGCGCTAATGTACACGATGAATGCAAGTGTGAAACGAATGTAGTGGCTACTGAATTTCATTTTCTGTTGGTATTTCAACCTCTACAATTTGCAATTCATTAACCCAAGCAAATTCAGGATTAACACAATCCCTAACCTCCTCCGCTGAAATATACCAATTTTCTAAAACCTCTATTGGGTTAAAATAAGAATCGGGCATATACATTTTTCCCGATACTCGAACCGCTTGTTGTACGGTTAATTGTGCTAATAGTGCTATCATCTTCCAAGTGCTGTATTAAATGATGCAATGGCAGCGTGCATTTCTATTACCTCTGCATTTGTCATGCCATCGTGAATTATTGATGTGGCTATATTGGCATTAACGTAACCCGATGTTGATAACCCAAGATTTAAAGCCATTAAGGTAATTGGGTTGGTAGACCTCCCAGTAGCTCCTGTTGTTCTTGTAACCACTAAAGCCCCATTTTTCAATAGACTATTTGCATTTGAAGCGGTTCTATTTGCTGTGAAAATACCTTGAAAATTCCCTATGCTTGGTGAAACAGGAGGGAATCCATCATTAACAGGATGGTATATTGTATCTATACCTACGCCATCCAGTCCAAAAATATCCGAACCAGAGGCAACAGTTCCTAAAAACCATTTATCAGCAATAGAACTAAGTACAACTGTATTTTTTTGATAAATGGTAACACCAGCACCGTTTGATGTTAAAAAACTAACAGGATCGAGAAAGGTATTTGCGTAAGCATTTATAGCATTTCCAGTAATGCCATTGCTATTAAATGTCATACCACCAAAGAACCCAAGCCTAAAAGCGGCATTAGTATCTAATGGATTTACAGCATTCCATTTTGTAGTGACTGACGTACCACCAACCATAAGGTGAGCGGCTTTGATTTTTGTCAACCAATTAGTAGTTGCTTTTGATGTTACAAAGAAATTATTAACTGCACTCCAAAGCGCACTGCCCGTAATCCCGTGAACAGTAATACTTCCATTGTCTGCAATACCAACGGCTGTCATATATGCTATTGTTTCAGCTTCATATAATTGAGTAGCAACGATGGGAACAAAATCACTCACGGTATCTGTGCCATCGCTTGCCATTACATACACATCATACGTTCCAACACGGTTAACAGTCCAGTTATACACAGCCCCAGCTTGCTGAATTATTAACTGAATAGTTACCCCGTCAAATGTGAAAAACGTGTAACCAGTTGGGGTTATGTCGGTGGGTGTTGCGGTTAGTGTAATCACTTGGGCAACGTCAGGCGTTGTGTCGCTTACTGCGAGTGATACCGATGGGACTGGTGGGCATGAACTTGTGAAACTAAGCGTGTCCGTAGGCGCATCGTAACTGCCCGAATTAACCGCCCCGTCTAATTTGGTAATTAGGTTAAAGGTCGAGCCACTTGACAAGGATTCCTTGTTGACTGCGTTAATCTGAAAGGTAACGGGTGAACAGGCAGCAGATGTAAAGTCTAAAGTATCCACTCCGTCCCACGTGCCGTTGTTTGCCGCCCCGTCTAATTTGGTAATTAGGTTAAACGTGCTTGCATTGGCTAACGTCTTAATTTGTATCGCGTTCCTTTGCAGAATTGCAGGCGTTGTAGTGAAATTTAGCGTGTCAAGTCCAGCATTATACACTCCACCAGCCACGCCATCCAATTTCGCCAACAGGTTAAACGTGGAGTTGCCCGGTATAATCTCCGATTGCGCCCCGTTAATCTGCAGGTTGGATGGATTGCTTGTAAAGCTTAGCGTTTTTGTGCCAGCGTTAAACGAACCCAAGTTATTTGTCCCGTCTAATCTAGTAATAAGTGGATAGGTTGCCCCTGCTGGTACCGTAAAAAATGCGTTTCCATTTTGAGTAACCGTAGCATCCACGCAAGTGATACCATACTCCGCTTCCAAACAAGCTACTTGCGAAGGTGTTAAGCGTGCAATTACACTAGGGTCGCAAAAATCGTATAGCGTTAACCCATCTACACTAGGTGGGATTGCCGCGCCTGTTTGTGGAATTTGGCAAGCGTCCCATGTGAACGGCTGCCGTATTTGGATCAGTACGCTATTGCCTGCAACTCGGTCGTTAAACCTCTCTGTGAACGGGTCGATGCTTGCGCTAGTGATTACCTTGTAACTTTGAGCGTGTTGCTGCTGAAAGTATGCTAGAAAATCCAAAAGAATAAGCAACGTATCGCTTAGAACTTCCTGTTCCATACCTGCCGTATCATCACCTTCTTCGCCTGTGATTACCCTGTCAGCACAAACCAAGCGAATAGAATAAACCAGTTCGCGGTCACCTATGCTGGTAGTTTCGTGAAATACCCAAAGCAAAGGGTACGCACGTTCTAAAGCCTGCCACTCCGCAAAATCACCTACTCCTGTTGACTGGATTTGTAGATGCGCTGCTCCGAGTGTCGTTATCTGTGATATTACTTGATTGAGTGTCAGTAGCACGTAAGTATTCTTTTAGAAGTTCTGTGTTTTTCTTTGACTTTCCGCGTTTATTCATCTCTATATTTTTGCTGCAAACTTTGAACTAGCCGCGTGCTTCCAAGAAATATGCTAGACTTGAACGCATTATTGCTGGGCTGAATTACATCCAAGCCGCTTCCTGGATTCTCATAGTCAGGAAACAAAGTAGAGTTCTCGCATAGGTAATTGATAAGCCGTTGCTTATACCATTGCGCTTTGTTCAACTCCATCTCGCAGATATAGTCTACATCCGACTTGAAAGCTGGGCTGCTTTGCTCGCTGTTTTGGATTTGCAGCCCTTTGTTTGTAATCTTGTAGTGCGCCATCCTAATACATTCAGCAGTTACGTAGTGCTTCAAACAGGGCTGTATGTAGTTATCCATTAGCGACTTGTTAACGCCTGCTAATGTGTTGGCGATAATGTATCCCATCAAAGCAACGTAGTAAGTTGTGCCAATTACTGTTTGAATCTCGCTATCTTGTGCCCAAAGGATGGCTTCTTTGATATACTTAATATCGACATTCTTAGATACTTGCGTGTTATCTTTTAGAAAGTCCTCCGATAAGAATAGTGCTGTTGCCATGTTATGCTCGTGATTTAATTACAACACTTTCCCACGCATGGCGGCAATAGCTTGTGGTTACGTTTGTGCCTTTGCGTGTCCAAAAACCACCCCTACGCATCCACACGTTCCTATCTTCGGCCATGCTTATCCCTTGGATTTGCTCACTTGTCCATACTCTTTTATTACTTTCGCGAACCATTTTTCGGCAAAATTCTCGCGTAGTTGGTATGATGGCTTCGGGCGCTGGTAATAATTCGCCAGTGTTAGGGTCAATACCACGACCGCCTGCCTCTTGGCTTAATCCGTAACGGTATGCTATCTTAAAACTCACACCTAACGGTTTGGCCTGTGTTAATTTGCGCAAGCCATCCGTACTAACCTCGTAAGCTATTTGCGTTGCGCCTGCTACCGATTGCGTGCCAACGGTCAAAAGCCCCTGTGCAACTAATTCGTTTACTGCTAAGGCTATTTCTTCGATGCTTACACTTAACAGTTCAGCAATGCCTGCGTAGGTAACCAACGGGTTCTGTTTTAGTTGCTCAAGTATGCCCATCAAAAACGGGTCATCTTCAACTCCAAATTTCATAACCCTATCCTCAAAAGCTAACTGGTCTTTTTCATCTCTAAAGCGAACCTTGCGAATTGGCTTTACAATTTCCCACTCGTCTAGTGAGTAGCCTGTTTGAGCGAATGCTTCAGCTACTAAATCTTCGCTATCGCTTTCAGATTTTAATTTTAAAACTTCCTTAACTTGAGCGGTGTCCAAAGATGGCAACCCTACAGCTTCGCGTATTTCATTAGTAGTCATAACGGCTACCTTAGTAGCTTCGCTGTAGCCCTCCGAAATTGGTTCGCTTGGTATAATCTGAATGCGTTTCTCAAAGCCCTGCAATGCAGCCAATTCGTTAAGCACATTTATAATAAAGTCCTGCCTTGCCCGAACGTACGTGTTTTTGAACAGTTCGTAACTGTCGCGAACCTGCGTACGTGTGGCAAATACCCCATCCTCTTTGATTCCAAACAGCGCAGGGTCAACTACCCTATGGCCGCTGAATATCTCTTGTTGTACGGTCTTATTTAGAATGTCAAATCGCGAATCAAAGTCATTAGAACCAAGCGGCAAAACCTCCACCGCTTGCTCTTTGCTATCGTTAAAATTCAAAAGTATGCGGTTTGCGTTATCCGTGCCGCAAAACTTAGATTCTATTCGGGCTTCGATGGTTTCCTGCTCCTCCTCCGTAGGTTGTCCATTGAAGAAGTTAAACATAAAGCCAGCAACAAAGCCGTTTTTAACGCTGTTAAGATGGAAGTTCGCAATTTCGCTATCTAGTTCGATGTAAGGGATTGCACCCAAATAAGGCGGCAAAGGATAGTAGTCGGCCTTTGGATGGTATGCTTTAATATAAAGTAACTGCTTGCCGCTTTTTTCGTTGTAATCAAACGCTTTGATAGGTTCGATTGTTTCGGGTTTGGCTTTCTTCCAGTCGTTGCAATGGTAATAGGTTTTTTGGTCTTTGCTTACCCTGTACTTTGCAAACTCCGCGTGATACATTTGGTATCCACCCTTTTTATCGTACAGAATCTCAAGTGCAAAACCTCCGAATATCTCCAAATCCAAAGAACACATTTGGATAATGTCCTCCAAAGTTTGGTTTGGGTTTGGCTCTGAAATGAATTTATTTAACCGCGCTATCTGCTCGGTGTTTAATCCCTTTTCGTTAACGCTCAAACCTTGCCCAATAACATAATCAACTTTGCCGTTCACAATTGCGTAATGCTTTGCAGAACGGTCGTAAATGTGAAGTAGGTAGTCAGGGTATTGGTTTACCCATCCTTCGCTAGTCCCGTACAAAATCCAATCTTTGGACTGTTGTTCTTTGAACTCAGGTACTTTGTGAGCGGCAAAATTTAAGACTGAAAAGCTATTTTTACCCATTGTAAACCGCGAATGTTTGGGCATCGTTGCCCGTGTATGTTGGTGTTGCTGTAGTTGTGCCAGTTACCACGCACATTCCACTTTCAAATGCTGTTAATCCTGCTGGGTTAAGGTTGCTTGCGCTTGCTTGCCCATAAATCACGTACCTATATTCTCCCTCCAAAGTCAATTTGACTTGACCGTTCACAGCTACGGGGTTTGCCGTTTCCGTAATAGTAAACGCATTATAGCGGTCACGAAAAGCGCTAGTATCATCAGCTATGCAGTATTGCGTTACCATGCTAGTAAGGTTCTCAAAGGCAAAAAGGTAATGTAGTGCCGTCCCCTTTTCAGTTGTGGTCACTATTACCGTGTTAGCTTGCCCTTTAGTTATCCTAATCATTAGGTAAGTGCGATGAAATACTCAATGTCAACTGCTGCGGTGTCTGCTATTGCGCTAATCGCGCTAATGTTTGCCCACGCGCTGAAGGTGTTAGCCGTTTCAATTAGGCCGTTATGCAACTCAAACGATTTGCCAGCTTCGAGTTTAACCCAATAGTGATCAGAACCATCTGATATTTTTAAGCTAACAAAATTGGTATCGTCCTTGTTGGTGATGCGTAGGTATTTAACCGCTGTTCTCACAAAAGTACCAGCGGCATTTGCTGTGCCATAGTTAACCACGGTCACCTCGCTGGTAGGTATGGTTAAAATGCGTTGGTCAACTTCATTTATGCTTGGAATGGTAAGCGTATTAGAGTTGCCGTAGCTTTTGTTGTTAAGGCTAACCGCTTCCGTAATTGTTACGGTCAAAGTAGCGTTTGTTATTGTAGTTGCCATCGTGTGTATTTTGCTTAAATAGGTAAAATGCTCAAAGTGTTTCAAAAAGAAAGGCCGCTATTAACGGCCTATCTAAATCCCTATGTCAAACCGTTATTAGGCGGTTATTGATGCAAGTAAAGCTACTGGAACTGCGAGCATTGGATTAGGCTCTAAACCATTGAACGACATTGTATACCCGTTCAAGTCTGCGAAGGCCGTACCAGTCGCGCCTGTGCCTGTAGCGAAGTCCAATCCGTTAGCATATCCAGCAACCCAATAAGATGGAGTTTCTTCATTGGTTTCAATAATTGCTACTACCCTATTCTTTGCAAGTAGTTGCATTTCGTTACGCTTTGCAACTTCCAATTTGCGAAGTACAAATGTCAAAGATGGCACGTAGTGGAGTGACCCGTTGCGATTGCCTGCAGTTGGATCATCTGAAAACATACTTTCCTCTTTGGTCAACTCGTACTTTCTAAAGACGGCTGTTGGTGTGGCAAATGATGATATTTGTCCAGTAGTGGCAACCGCTCCAAGAGCAACGTAATCACTGTAGCGTGCAAACCTTACGGATTTGATGCCGCCAATGTCCTCTTTACATCCTAATGTGAACCCCTGTGTTAATACGCAAGACATGTTTTTAGTGTATAGTAAAGGCGTGAGCAGTTAAGCCCACGCCCTTAGATGAATAAATTAAAGAACTATCGCAGCGATTTCGTTCGGGAAAGCTACCTGAGTACCTACCTTAAACTCCATTGCTACTCTTACTTTGCGGTCGTCCTTAGAATACCACACTTCCAAAGAATCAAAGTCACTTTCAGCATCTACTCCAATGTAGAAGTTAGAAGCAGAACCAGCATATACACTCTTCACTCCAGTCAAACCGTCTACAGGGATAAACTTCAAGTTGATGCCTGGGAAGCTAAGACCTTCGCTTGCATCGCTGTCAGTTGCACCATTCACTCCGCTGTTAATTTGAACACCGTAAGTTGAACCGCCTACTACCAACGCTTGCACTAGAACCGCGTAAGTGTCATATCCTACGAAAGCAACTAGGTCGGTCTTAGAAGTAAGGCCAGCAGTAGCGAGTGCATTATACAAACGGAACGCCATCTCTTGTGCGTTTGTTACTGTGAATGCAGTTGCAAGTGGAGTGCCACCTAGGTTTGCATTGATGTAACCAGAACCGATTGTAGTTATAAAGCCATCCCAATAAGAACCGTTATTTGAAGTTGGAGCAGAAAGGCTACCCTTCCAAATGTTCTTGTCAATTTCCAAAGCTACTTTAGCCAAGTAAACCTCCATGATTTTAGCCCATACTTCAGCAGGTTGTACTTCTTCCGAATGCGAACCAGCTCTCATTTTGGTAACGAAGAAACGGGTTTCCAAATCTTTAGGACACCATTCATCGTTAATCTTTACCTTGCCCGGAGTAAGCGTTCTTTGAGTAAAGGTAGTATTACCAGTCGCATCAAAAGAACATCCGTCTGCTTGAAAGAAAACCGATTGAGTAAGGATAGGTAGTTTAGATGGCCCTTTTACACCGGGCATTACTTCTACCAAATTCATCATTTTGGCTTTGTTGATAGTACCAGCCATCAAAGGGAAACGATTCTCTTCGATGTATGCCACTAAGCCGTTTACGTTAAATGCACTTGCCATTTTGTTAAGTTTTTAAATGTTATTTTTTTAGTTTTTCTTACGTGTTTCTAGCCACCTATCAAGTCCGTTTGCATCTTCTTTTTTGAAGTAATTTTTAACGGCTTTGGTTGGTGTTGCTGTTGGTGTTGTGGCGAATTTCTCGAAAAGGTCAGCCATTTCGTTAACCGCTTTTCTCAAATTAGCGTTGTCAGCTTTGATGGCTTCGTTCTCGAATTTAAGGTTGTTGATACGGTCACCAATTGAAGCGTTAATCTTCGCCATAACTGCTGCCTGTATTTCATCCATGTTGAACGCAGGCTTTTGTGCTGCCAATGTTGGAGCGTTTGGAGCAACCTCCATTTCTTCTACAACTATTTCAGCTTCGGGTGCTGGTATGATTTCAGTAATTAGACCAGCTTCAGTAGTAACCACGCTGCCGTCCTCTAGTTGGTGTGCTGCGTCTGGTGCTGGTAGCAATTCGCCATCTGCTCCGATAACTTGAACCAATGCGCCTATGGCTACTTCGGGTTCAATACGTACTAGCGTGCCATCTATCAATTTTGCGTCCTCAAATTTCAAGGCCGTTGCAAACAATAATTTCTTAATGTCGCCCAATTTTTCTTTGATTGTCTGTTCTAAATTCATAGGTTCGATTTTGTCTAAATAGATTTAATGGTGTTGGTGTTCAATTAGCTTCTAAAATTTCGCGCAATGCCGAAATAATACGGCTATCAATATCGCGTTCTATTGCTTCGTCAAATATGCCTTCAACACTAAAACCGCGAAACGTGCCATCTTTAACTTTAGCCCAAACCGCATCGTTGTCTACTTTGAAAGACCCAAACCAACTGCCATTTGGTAGCGTATCGTGACCGCTTGGAGTACCTATGCCGCGTTCTTCATCTATTAGTATGCTTTCAAACATGAACACGCCATCCACGTCTTTCTCGTGCATCTCGTTAACCATTGAAAGCCTACCCTCGCGCATGAATTTGAACACGATTTTCTTAATGGTTTCAGCGTTGAAAACAACGTAGTATTCTTCGCCTGTTT